AACCGGTTCTCGTTTGATCGAAGCCACCTATTCAGGTGCTACAGGCACACGCACATTAAACGGCCCTACATCCGCAAGCGCCACTGCTGACAACATCCCAAACTTTAAAGTTAGCGCGGGAACAGATACGCTTACTTTAGTGAATAATATGCAAAATCTTGATTTTACAGGGTTTGCAGGTACATTAAACGTCGGTACTCGCGCTATTGCCGGAAACCTAACACTTTCTTCAGGTATGACCTTGGCCGCGGGCACAAACACTACAACTTTCTATGGGTCATCCGGCACCGACACCATTACGACAAATGGAAAAACGCTTGATTTTCCAATTACGTTTAATGGATACGGCGTCACATGGCAGTTGCAGGATGCTTTAACTGTTGGTTCTACGCGCACGCTTACATTAAGCGGCGGTACGCTTTCGCTTAAAGCAAGCACAACCAATAGCGCAGGAACTTTTGCGTTTTCTGGGTCCGCCGCGAGTCCAATCGTGCTAAACAGCACAACACCTGGCACAAGAGCGACTATTTCGCAGACCACAGGAACTGTTACGCCTACCTACGCGTACATTACGGATAGCGCGGCAACTGGCGGGGCCACATGGACGGGGCTTGCTGCAAATAATGTTACAGACGGCGGCAATAACACCGGGTGGACTTTTGACATTCCGTACGCTGGAATTGCTGTGCTATACGGCGATACACTTCGGTCCTTTACCGAACGCAGGAGATTCTAAATGGCTATGAACCTTAAAGCCGTAACTGTTTGTTATGGCTACCAGCAAATCACCTCCTTATCGTCCGCTTCCACGCTGACGGTTCCTTCACGTACGCCCTTTGGCAGTAATAACCAACCGGTATTTGCGCTCATTATTGCTGAAGGTCAGGCCGTTCGGTGGCGCGACGATGACACGGCGCCTACTGCAACTGTGGGGATGCCCTTAGCTGTTGGGGTGCCTTTGCAATACGACGGCGACCTCACAAAAATTAAGTTTATTGAGCAGGCCGTTGGCGCTAAACTAAACATTAGTTACTATTCGTAACCGCTGCTTTAGCAAAGGTTAGAGTATGGCCGACGTTAAAATATCCGCTCTCCCAGGCGCTTCTACGCCACTTACCGGCGCAGAAATCGTGCCTATTGTGCAGAGCGGCACTACAGACCAAGTGTCTGTGGCTAATTTAACGGCTGGCCGTTCGGTCGCTGCCAGCACGCTTAATGTGGACGCCAACACGGCCAACGCTGCGGTTCGCGTCACGCAGACCGGCGCGGGCAACGCTTTGTTGGTTGAAGATAGCACGAACCCCGACGCTACGCCGTTTGTGGTAAACGCCAGCGGGCAAGTTTTGATCGGCCGCACGACGGCGCCCTTTGGTACAACGCAACTTGGTATTGAACAAACCAGCAATAACACAAGCGCCGCGTTTCAAGATTTTCTTAAAAATCGCGCCGGAAGCACTATAGCCACCGGAGATGGTGTTGGCCAACTTCGTTTTTGGGGGTACGATGGAACTTCTAACGAACAAGTCGCCGCTATTTCTGCTATTGCTGAAGGCACAATTAACACCGGCGATGTTCCAGGCCGCATAAGTTTTTCTACGCGGCAACAAAGTACAGCGTCTGTTAGCGAACGGATGCGTATTAACAATACCGGCGACGTAGGGATTGGTAATTTTACCCTTACCGGGTACAATTTACGTTTACAAAAATCGCTTACGGGGGCTGTTACGTCGCGCGCTATGCTAAATAGCCCGACAATTCAGTCAGACGTAACAACGTCTGCTTTAGTGTACGAAGCCCAACCCGCAACAACATCCGTCGCGTTTACGCTAACAACCTTGACGTATTTTCAAGCTACTCAAGGATCGTTTGGCGCCGGGTCTGCCGTAACAAACCAGTTTGGTTTTAACGCCGGAACAAACCTAATAGGCGCTACAACTAACTATGGCTTTTATGCCGATAACACTGCTGCGGTAACCGCTGGCAAAACCTCGTATGGTTTTTATTCCAACGTAAACACCGCAACTGGCGGCGGCACTACTTGGGGTTTTTACGGCGCTGGAACCGCGCCAAACTTCTTCGCCGGCGACATGCGGTTTGACAAAACCGTTACTGCTGCGGGAACAACCGGCGCGCAAACCATCAACAAAAACGCCGGCACTGTCAATTTCGCTGCTGCCGCGACATCGTTGGTGGTCACTAACAGTCGCGTGACCGCTAACTCAATTATTATTGCTACGGTAGCCACCGTAGACACAACCATGAAATCCGTTGTTGCTGTTGCTGGCGCGGGGTCTTTTACATTGACCTCCAACGCCGCCGCAACTGCGGAAACCCGCGTAAACTGGCTAGTTATTAACTAGTTGGTAAACACCCGTACTGGTGCGGTCCACCAGGGTTCGTAAGGAACACCAATGTCTGAAGCAGTACAAGACTTAGCGGAAGTACCCGCGCCGGAACAGGCCGCTACGGCGGCGCCTGTAACCGATGCCTCATTGCCGGAAGACCAAACGACAGAAGCGCCTAAGACCTTCACCCAAGAAGAATTGGACGCGATTGTCGGCAAACGCCTTGCCCGTGAACAACGGAAATGGGAGCGTGAGCAAGCCCAAAGGCAGGCTGAACTGGAAGCACGACGGGCAACCCCCGTCAACCCTCCGGCGCCTGACGATTTCACCAACGCTGCTGAATACGCGGAGGCTTTGGCCGAGCGGAAAGCACAGGAGTTGGTTCGTCAGCGTGAAGCCGCCCAGCAGCAGGCTAAATTGCTGGAAACATACCACGAGAAAGAGGAAACCGCCCGCGGCAAATACGACGACTTTGAACAGGTCGCGTACAACCCGAGCCTTCCTGTGACCGATGTTATGGCCCAGACAATTCAGGCTTCTGACGTTGGCCCCGACATCATTTATTGGTTAGGGTCCAATCCGAAAGAGTCTGCGCGTATCGCCAACCTTCCGCCAATTTTGCAGGCCAAGGAAATCGGCAAAATCGAAGCCAAGATGGCTTCTGATCCGCCGCTGAAAAAAACCTCAACCGCGCCCGCCCCTATTGCTCCGGTGACCGCGCGTTCAGCTTCCTCCCCTGCCTATGACACGACAGACCCTAGGTCTGTTAAATCCATGTCAACGTCAGAATGGATTGAAGCGGAGCGTATGCGCCAGATCAAGAAGTGGGAGGCTTCCCGCAACCGCTAAGTATAAGGATCAGCCACCGTGGCTAATTCACTTCTTACCATCGACATGATTACTCGGAAGGCTCTCGAAATCCTCGAGAACAACCTTGTGATCACCCGCACCGTGAACCGCCAGTACGACGACAGCTTTGCCGTCGAAGGCGCGAAGATCGGCTCCACCCTCCGCATCCGTCTGCCAGACCGCGCTCTGGTGACCGACGGCGCCGCGCTGCAAGTGCAGGACGACAACGAACAGTTCACCACGCTGACGGTTTCCAGCCAGAAGCACATCGGTGTGAACTTCACGTCTGCTGAACTGACCATGCAGTTGGATGACTTCGCCGAGCGCGTTCTCAAGCCGCGTATTTCGCAGCTTGCGTCCAGCATCGACGCTGACGTGGCCAACTCCTACAAGTCGATCTTCCAGTCTGTCGGCACCCCCGGCACGACCCCGGCGACCTCTCTGGTGCTGCTCCAGGCCCAGCAGAAGTTGAACGAGTCTGCTGCCGTCATGTCCCCGCGCTACGCGACGGTCAACCCGGCCGCCAACGCTGGGCTGGTTGAAGGCTTGAAGGGCCTCTTCAACCCGGTCAACACAATCTCCCGCCAGTTTAAGAACGGCCTGATGGGTGAAGGTGTGCTGGGTCTTGAAGAGATCAACATGTCTCAGTCCATCAAGCAGCACACGACCGGCAGCCGCACCGGCGCGCACACGGTGACCACCACTGTGTCCACGCAGGGCCAGGCGACGATCAACATCACCGGCACCGGCACTCAGACGATTGCCGCCGGCGACGTGTTCACCATCGCCAACGTGTACGCGGTTAACCCGCAGACCCGTGAGTCCACCGGCTCCTTGCAGCAGTTCGTGGTGACGGAAGCCGCTACCGCGGCCGGCGGCGCTTACACTGCTGTCAAGATTGCGCCCGCTATCTACACCTCCAGCAACGCGCTGGCGACTGTGGACAGCTTCCCGCAAGCGACCGCTGCGGTCACGTTCCTCGGCTCTGCTTCCACGCAGTACCCGCAGAACCTCGTGTACCACAAGGACGCGATTTCCTTTGCCACCGCCGACCTTCTGCTGCCGCAGGGCGTCGACATGGCTTCCCGTCAGGTCCACAACGGCATCTCCATGCGTGTTGTGCGCCAGTACGACATCAACAACGACCGCCTGCCGTGCCGTATTGACGTGCTGTACGGTTTCAGCGCCATCCGCCCACCAATGGCCGTGCGGCTCTGGGGCTAACAGGTAGAGATAGGAGAACACGATCATGGCACTTCCTTCTGTCGGTGGCGGCTATCAGATTGGTGATGGCAACCTCAACGAAGCCGAAATTGTTTCTGTCCCCGCGCCGGCAACGGCCGCGGACAGCGCAACGCTAACGGCCGCGCAGCTTACCAACGGCATCATCATCGGTACGCCGACGACGACCGCCGCTTATACGCTGCCGCTGGCGTCCGATCTGGACGCCTACCTGAACAACTCCAAAGTAGGGTCTGCGTTTGACTTCCGCGTCATCAACACGACGACTGCGGGCGTCATCACGATGACCACCAACACTGGCTGGACAATCGGCTCCAGCGGTTCGCAGGGTCTTATGACCATTGCGGCTACCGCCGGCACCGTGCGGGCCTTCCGCGCACGTCGTCTGGGGGATAACTCCTGGGCGCTGTACGCGATTTCGTAACCGACCCGGCCCCTGCTTCGGCAGGGGCCGACCCTTAGAGGTTTGTATGGCCGTAATCTATCTACAGCACCCCCAGCACGGCACTAAGGTGGCCACTATGGACGCCGAAGCAATTTATGATGAAGAGTGCGGATGGATGCGCTATAATCCCGCCGCGCCGGCACCTGCGCCGGACGATGAACCTGTCAATGGGCTGGCCGTCCGACGGCGCCGCCCCCGCGTAACCAAAGAGGACGACAGCGATGGCAACGGCGGGTGATCAGATAAATGGGGCGCTTCGGCTTTTAGGCGTATTAGCAGAAGGCGAAACGCCTTCCGCCGAAACTTCGCAAGACGCTCTTAACGCCCTCAACCAAATGATCGACAGTTGGAACACGGAGCGGTTAGCCGTGTTTTCCACGCAGGACCAGGTTGAGACTTGGCCACCCGGCACAATTTCACGCACCTTTGGGCCGACCGGCGATATTGTGGGCGACCGTCCCATTTTGGTTGACGACAGCACCTACTTTCGCGATCCGGCTTCCGGCATTTCTTACGGCCTCAAGCTAATCAACCAGCAGCAATACAACGGCATCGCGGTCAAGACCGTAACCAGCACATACCCGCAAGTGCTGTGGATTAACATGACGTACCCTAACATCGAAATGTACGTTTACCCAGTACCAACCAAGGTGCTAGAA